TGGTTTTCCATAAATTGTGAACATAAGACTACCTCTAATTTGTCCCAGTCCTCCCTGAAAACAATAAATCCAGTTGTGGAATCTGGGTGTATTTGAATCGTTAGATATGAATCTAAGATTATCATTATCTTTCCTTCTATAGGAGATCCCAAGCCGTTGGGATATCTTACCGTATCAAACGGTTCGACCTTCAATTTCGGAGACGTACCGATGAAAATGTGATTCAATCCCGACGATTGACTTATTTCCTTGCGATACCCAATCATGGCAGAATTCATAGAGATGCCTCGTTTCTTTCAAATTGAAATGTCTCTTTAGTGCAATGAATGCTTCTGCTCTCAGAACCATTCTTTCGTCGGAATATCTCCAATCTTCATTACTCATCAGTCTCTTCAATGAATTTGTCTAGATTGTCGATCATTTTGTCTGCGTGTTGCAAAGAATCGATCTCCGAAATCATCGATGCAATACTTTTTGCGACAAACGGTCGTTCTCCTCTTGCAGCAAAAGCAAGAGCGTTTCTTAAATTTAATTCAGCGTCTTGTAGTGAATTTACTACAGATGATGATAACATCAATTTACTCCATTTACTTGTGACCAATCTTTGTCGAAGATTTCCAAACCTTTATCGGTAAGAATGTGATCATACATGTCATCAAAAACTTTTGGAGGCATAGTACAGATCTCTGCACCATTATACCATGATCTGATGGCACGTTGTACACTACGAATAGAAGCGGCAAGAACCTGAGTCTTTACTCCGTGAACACGGAAAAGGTCAGAAATAGACCTTACTACCTCCAGGCCTGCGACTGACTGGTCGTCTAATCGTCCCACAAAGGGAGAAACATATGTTGCTCCTGCCTTTGCTGCAAGGACTGCCTGTGCAGCGCAGAAGATCAATGTAACGTTGACTTTAATACCTTGATCCGATAGTGATTTACAAACAGAAAGTCCCTCACGGGTGCAAGGAACTTTTACAGTGCAAACATCACCAAATTTTTCAGCAAGACGTTGACCTTCAGAAAGCATTTCACTTTCAGTACCAACGACTTCCATGCTAATATCTTTGATACCAAGTTCTTTTAGTTCTTGATATACATCTTCTGGATTTTTACCACTCTTCATGATGAGAGTAGGGTTGGTTGTTACACCATCAATGAGGCCAGTCGCGAAATACTTACGAATAAGATCAGTATCCGCTGTATCCAAAAAAATCTTCATGAATCTTTTTTGTGAATTTTCTTCAACTCTTTATATAGACCCTTAATTTCCTGATATGCGGTTTCGGGGTCTAATTTTTGGGCCATCTCCATGGCAACGATAACATCTACACGAGTTCCGAAGTCACGTAGAGCTTTTTCAAACTCACTCATGTTTTCATATACCATTAGAGTTTTCCTCCAACCGTTCCATCAAATTTCTGGGAAGTTGTACAGTTTGCCCAGTTGGTAGCGACACCTTCTTGATGAAAATGTGTTCCTTGAACGACAATTTCCCTCGTAAGGCCTGTGATGAGTTCCTTACCTTCCTTACTAAAGCTAGTCCAAGTTCCAAATCGTTTCTTTTCGACTCGGAAATCTCCCCACTTGCACTCAATCCATTCATAATCATCTTTTTGTTCAGTGGAACTCTTGGTTTCTTCTTTCATCTAAGTACCTAATTACTTCTTCTCGCCACTCCATCAACTCATGATAACATTCTTGATTGTGAGCACATTGACGCAATTCACTATCTGGCTTCAAAACACTCTCATAAAAAAGACCAAGTGCATCACGGCGTTTTTCGTGTTTAACGTTGTCCATAGGCTTGGATTCGACAGTTTATATAGGGTTATTAGTCATTGCAGTATTTGTCTGCACCAGTGATCATCTTAACTTTTTCAATTGATAACCACTGACTCTCCATTTCGCCAGCAAGATACATGATTTTCTTTTCCAAGACTTCGTTTTGCTCAATAAGATAAGCAATAGTATCAGTCAAGGTTTGTCGGTTACCATCTTCATCTCGCAAGTAAATTGTGTAACCCCTCTTAAACTTACGAGCTAGTTGTGCCTTAACGATAATATAAATTAACGCATTGGAAAGAATAACAAGAAATAACGTCATGAAATCATTGAGTACTGCCGTATGTTAACACATTTTCCTCATTTTGCAAAGCTGGAACGAATTTGTATTCATTATTCCAAGTAAATTGCGTATTATTGAGTTCGTGTTTTTTTGGTTTCTTGGATTTTTCGGGTTTTAACCATTTATCAAGAGTATTGAGTGTTTTGGTTATTTCCGTTAATTCCGAACAAGAGTCAAACTCGGATGCATATTTCAGAGCCATTCTGAGTTGCTTTTGAGCTTCCTCTACGTGAAATTTTGCTTCTGCTCTCATTTGTTTAAGTAGTCTACAAAAAGGACTCCATCTAAGTGATCGATTTCGTGTTGGACGACACGAGCTTTCAAACCATCCATTTTCCAATGTTTATATTTTCCAGTTTTATCCTGAAATTTTACTTTTATGGAAGATGATCGAATAACCTCGCCGTGTTCTTCAGGAACACTTAGACAAGATTCATCAAAGCTAGAAAGTTCTTTACTTTTCCAAGTAATTCTTGGATTAATCATCATGAAAGCGTCTCCCTCATCATCAATGACGATTACTCGTTTACTGACACCGATTTGAGGGGCTGCTAGTCCAATACCTCCATATTTATACATGGCGAGTGACATTTTCAAGTATAGTGCGAAAGATATGTCTCCGTCTACCTCTTCCACAGGATCAGCAGTTTGTCTTAAGACTTCAGATCCAATCTGTTCAATTCCTTCATGCATAAGCGTGTGTTAGTCCCCAAATAACAAATATTCCTATTATACTCCAAATAATGAGAGTATACAATGCTAAACTATTCATGATCCGCTCCCGTTTCTAAATCCGATTAGATATCCAAGACAGACTCCACTGAACCAAGCGACAAAAAGCCATAAAATAGTCTCAGCGAAACTAATGAACTCCATCCATTCAGTATAACTCATCATCATCCTCATATAGAGGACATGGTTCTTCAAACAAGGTCTGAATTCTTAACTCTTGAGTTCTTTCGTACAATTCTCGATAAAACTGATCCTTTTCTTCTGGAGTCATTTTTCTCTAAACAATTGTTCTACTTGTTTACGAGCATTATCCATTTTTTCCTTTTCACGTTCACAATGACGGTATCCTCTTTTGCCGTGAAAAATGAAGTGACCTTGAATAATCATGGTTACCCCAAATAAGAATAATAAAATAACACCAATCCACTCTAAAGTCCGTTCCATTTTAAATTGCCCGCTAGTACAATTCTTCTTTCACACTTATTTTCGGGAACACGGTGGACTTCATCAGAGGAAAAGATCACACAAAGTCCAGGAGAAGGATTAATGATAATATCACTGAAGAGTAGTGGAGAACTACCATCTGGGGCATTCACATAATAAACAAAAGAATAGTCAGATGCATTTTCATCATGACCAGAGTGTTTATGCGTTTTAGCATAATCACCATAATTGTAAATGGCACCCCAAAGTTGGTATTCCATCTCTCGATCAGGAGAGATTTTATTAACTACCCAATCCTTCAGTTTCAAAAAGGGTTTGGGATACGTATTGTATCCAGTTTGCTTTGTAACGACAAGATTCGAATATTCTTCAGTGTCATTTGGCAAAAAATCTATCCAGCTTTCCAAATCTCCATTAAGAGACTGAAATTCTGGATAGACTAATACTTCAATCATTTAATTGATAAATCCAACCAAGTCGCAAGTGGAGGAATCACTCCAAGTAACCTCAGAAGTCCTTCAGCAAATAAAGCAAGAACCACCCAACCGACACACATACTAATAATGGAAGCATTCCGATTGTGCTGTCGTATAGCAGCATCGATCATCTCCCGTACTTCTTCTTTGGTTACCCTTTCGGGCAACTCAATGTCTTCTCCCCAATCCTTGAATTTCACGGGTTCAGTCATCAATTTGTGCCGTTTCCGTCATTATAGGGATATTTAGAAATGATGCATGAAATTTGTGAAAATCCTGACAGTGAAAAAATTGCCAGAATTTTTTTTCCAGCTTTTTTGGAATCAAAAGCTGATTTTCATTTCAGTACCTGTCAGGGATCTTGTGGTATGAGTGACGTTCAACATCATCTTTAAGTTTTGCAACTTCTTCCTTCAATTTATCAAGCTCTTCTTTCAAATATTGAAGGTCTAGGTCTTGATCTTTCAATCTCTTTGTCTCCAATCGTCAGGTTTGTCTTGCTTAAACCAATCCACAATTTCGTCTGCGGAACCGAACCCCGTTTTGTAATTAGATGGGTCGGGGTCACCTAGTCCCATCTTATTCATAAAATCATCCATGCTGCCCTCCTGAATATCCTGAGCAGCTTGACGACGTGCTTTGTTTAACCAGTCTCTTGCAGTTGTATATGACTTGGCGAGTTTCTCTGCCCACATCATATCAGTTAGAGAGACCTCTTCTTTATTAGCAATCTTATTGCAAATACCTTCAAGTCTTAAACGGTACGCGGTAGATAGCATG